TAAACACCAACTCATCAGGTTTCACATGCAGATTAGTACCTTCAAAGTAGCGCATGATAAAACGCAGCATATTATGCACCGTATCTTCTACGTTATTACCAAGGGTTGCCATGCTTGCAGTAGATGCACCAGAACGAATGGCTGCACCTGTAGCTGTCTCGTTTGATTGCTGAGTAAACAGACTTGCGCCAACCTTAACGGCCTGTTCGAATAGTTTCTCCACTTTGTTTTCTGTCTCTGGCGAGAATTGAGCCTGAACAACATCAATTGAGCCGCCTTTAGTGTAATAAGGCATTCGTCCTGCAAGCGTGAAGCCTAGCGGGTTCATTTCGCTGGCCATTGTCTTATCCATCTCGCCCATATCAACATGCCACTTCGCTTCATTAGCGAGAATCATGGCCTTGTTCGAGTAGGCGTTCATAACGTAGATGGACAGTGAGATTTCAGCTAGCGACGTTAACGGCGTGGAGTCAATCGCCCATTCGTTAGACTGTGAGGATGCAAGAAAAAATGGAATCATATCCGACTGTTTGTTATTAATTAAAACAGGCGTCCATTCGTCTGTATATTCGTCGTCGGTCACTTCCTGGTATTCACAAAGACCGTTAACCAAACGATGATTGATCAACTTTTGCTTTGAAACATACGTGCCACCTTCACGCTCTTGGTAATCCTCAAGCAATGATAGATAGGTTAGTTTTTCTTCGCCGTCAATGTATTCAACTTCCCAATCGACAATATGCAAAGCGTCATAGAATGCAGCCGTTGGTAGCTTTTTACCTTTGTTCCAGTCTGCCATTGTTGCCGACTCTGGATGTGAGCGAACCAGCCAGCCGCAACGAGAGCCCCATTGCAGTGCGTTCAAGGCCTGTTTGCACTCTTGGTCAATGCCGTTACCCTTGCCGTCTAGGTTGTCACGCAGGCCCATAAGAACGGGATTGTCCATTGTATCGAATTCCGGCTCTTTGCGCATAACAGCGCCCGTAATCGCATTCATGGTCGGATTGACGATGTTAACGTAGTTGGCCAAGCGCCACGTTAAATCTTCCCAATCCTTTTCAATTTTGGCAGCTAGTGCGGTTACTTTTGGGTCGGTCTTTGCTTCCGGTGGAATAGCACCAAGGTTTGGCAGATAGGTTTGTTTCTTGCGCTTGATGTTATCCATGACGCAATCCCAATTACGCAGCCACTGAGGCGCGTTTTCGAGATAGTCTGGATGGTAAACTGGTGTAAGCATAAAAAAGCCTCTATGTTTGATATAGAGGCATTTTAGCAAGGTTTGGGAATGGTGGCTAATCTAACTCCCCATTAGCACGAAGGGCAACGCGGCATAGTTCGAGGAATTTATCTGGATGCGATTCGATTAAATCAGAAACAACGAAATCAAGCGGCGTGTAAATTCCAATCTTTTTGGTGTGCTGCCATTCGTGAACCTCATTACGCCAATCAATCTCTTTTTCGACCTTGCGATACAGGCCGCGAGATGCAAAAGTAACCAGCTCATACTCTGTGGTGATTTTATTGAAGAAATCACCACCAGCTCCACGGCCTTTCATAAACAACTCCCCACGCACAAACTCATCGCGCAAGTCAAAGATAGACTCTGTAACCTTCTCGTATTCGGTGCGTGTGCGCTTAACTGTGGCGATATTGCTATGGATGTTATCAAAGATAAATTCGCCCTCATCATTAGACAACAGGTAGAGCGTAATACTCTCAGTAAGGTGATTGCCTATTGCCTCAACAACAAACTCCATGCTTTCTGGGTACTTGTTATTAGTCCATCTTTTAGCCCCTACAATCTCAGCCCACTCCTTGTAAGTGGGGTAAAACCCGCCAATTTTATCAACTTTAACTTTGTCACCAACTTTCATTTATTTTGCTCCACATCAATAAAACACCCTCAGTTTAGAGGGTGTGGTTTGTTTTGTCTGTGATGGTTGTCACACAACAAGCTTCCCGTATTTAACCTCTCGCGTGTAGACGCAAACTGCATCAAAACGTTTAGGGTAATTTTTGAACCAGTCGTGCAGTGTTCTCTCTGGCACTTCTGAATACTTGATAACTTGAGCCAGACTCCTACAGCCTAGCTCTTTTGCGCGTTGGGATGGTGAGCTCATATAAACTTCCACCTTTTCTTTCCACACTTACAGCACTTTTCGAGCTTATGCTTTGTTGCATTCCCATTATATGTAGCTACATGCGTGTAATTATGACTACAAAATAACCTCTTAATTATTCTCACTTTTCATTAACTCCAACTCTGTTATCGCGGCATAATGACCACGCTTAAATGATTCCGGTAAATTTTCAGATCTAAGCTTATCCCTTAGTCTTTCTATTGCCTCATCAATAACCATCTCACGCTCAAGTTTTAACTCTTTCTTCCAGTTTGTACGCTTTTTAGGTTGCGAATGGCGAGATTTAAACCCCCCCCCATAATTTCGTTTGCGCTTGGCATTAATCCAGCTCCACAATAAGACCGCCGTTAACAAATTCGCACTTCTTGCCGTAAACAGCAAAGAAGCCGTTAACAAAAAACTGACCAAGGTCAGAGCACTTTACGTTCAACTTATCTTCACCATTAAGTGAACATTTAACAGCCTCTCCAGTTTCTTGTTTGATTAGGTTTTCCCATTTCGCGATTAGAGTTTGTGCGTTCATAATTTGTTTTCCTTGTTTGCTGTATCTCGTTGGTATGAGTAAATAATACTGCGATATTCGCATGACTGCAAACACAAAAAAGCCCGACATAGTGCCGAGCTTTCGAAAGTGTGAACCACATCACAATAACCAGATATTGGTGTCGGTTTTTGGTGGCTCCGCAGCGCCAGAAAGTTCAACCAATCCATGCACAACAGCATCAAGTCTGTTAGGTGAACGTCCAGCAGCAAGCTGAGTGTTAATATCGAAGTCTAGTAGCTCATCCTCAAGCAAAGCTAAGTTACCACTGTGTGACACTTGCCCTTGCTCATACAATGCCGCTACAGGTTCAGCTCGAACAGCTTTGCCTTTGCGGGCCGTAACTCGAATAATGCGCCCTTGATAACCAGCATTTCTTAGTGTTGTCTCACACATATCGCCGCCCTGGTTCTGTTCGATAACAATAGCATCAGCGTTTATATCTTCGACCATCTTGACTGCGGTGTTAGCCCATTCTAACGGAGTGCCTCTGCGGGAGTAGTCACGTAAAACACCATATTGATTTGACCCATACTTACAAACACCAACAATACCATGCTCGTCGCTTGATTCTTTGTTCGACACAGCGGGGTCCACGCTAACCAAGGTCCTGCTTACTCCGTCAAACCTCAGCTCTCTGGCGCGTGAAATCATCCATTCTTTCCACAGGCTAAACTCTTCATCGCGTTTAATTGGGTCTTGAAGGTATTGCGCTCTCCATTTTCTTTTGTGGCTAGATAGCGCTTCCATGTGCTCGTCATTGTGCTTGAAAGGCCACAACCAACCATCCTCTAAACCGTGCTCGTATGGTATGCCGTGAGTGTATTCTGCGGGATATGGTTTTGCGTTGTCGATAATGACAGGAAGGTTTAAATGATGCCATTTCTCACCACTACCGCCGCGTAATAAGTACCCAGACAAATCATTCCAGTGAATGCGCTGCATGATAACGATAATGGGCACATTCTCTACAGCCACACGCGATGCTATCGTCTCGTTGTAGTTGTTATTCACACCCTCACGCATAACCTCGGAATAAGCGTCTTCGGGCTTTACTGGGTCGTCAATGATTAAGCCGCCTGTGAAATTCTCCGGCGAATGGTCCATATGCCCTGCACGAAAACCCGTTACCTGCCCCATTGATGAAGTCGCACGAACACCACCGTTTTGCATTGTCCACCAGATTTCCTTTGCATTGGTATCATCTTTCATGGTGCGCGGGAAGTGTGATTGATAAAGGTCCGTGTTTATCGTTGTGCGCGCCATGTTTGAGTTTTGCAGCGCAAGGGCGTGAGAGTATGATAAGTGCAAGAATCTAGCGCGCGCGTTTAATGCGATTCCATAGGCAATGAATGAGATAGTAGCAAGCTCGGTCTTAGTGTAACCTGGACTAATGTTGATTATCCCTCGCGTTATCTTGCCGCAGATAACATCAGACAAGAACCTGCAAATAACCTTATGATGCTGACCAAGTATGAAATCACTACCCATGCGCTCTTTGAACATCTTGATAACAAAATGCTCAATATCACCACGCAGCTTTTCACGCTCAACTGGATCGCCTTTACCAGCAGACAACTGCTCTTGAATCTTGTCTAGGCGCTTATTCAGTATCGCTAGATTCATTTAGCATCTTCTCAATGTTTTCGATACGCTCTGCCAGCTCGGTAATTTTCTCAATCTCTAATGACGATTTAACAATATCAACCATAATTTTAGCTACGTCGGCAGGAATTGAACCATCAGAAATGGCTTTTTCAATCTGCAATACGCGCTCCATCGGCTTGTCACTGGTCAACTCAAACTCAACTAGTGGGAGTGTTGGTTTACTTGCAGGATAAAGGCGAGATAGAACCTCTTTCATTAGAACTGAGCTTGCAGGGTCCCCGCCATCCATAGCACGACGAACGACTTCATGGTAGAAAGCCTTTTCGTCTTTACCTGTAACCTCTTGAATTGCCTCAAGAAATAGAGTTCTTTTTGCTTTGCCTCTAGGTGGCATTTTCTTTGCGGTCTCTGGAGTTAATGTTGTACTTGATTTTGCCATAACCCGTATTTTGCCCGTTGTTTAACAATAACCTCATTATATCACGCATAAAAAACCCCGCTAGTGCGGGGTTGGTATCTATTTTGCGTACTGCTTATAAAGCTCTTCACCTTTCAGTGCTGCATAGTTAACGCAATCAATCACGCTGTCCTCATGCAATCGGTCTTGTGAGAACTGGCGTACATCTTTAAGAACCTGAAGCAATAGAGCTACCTCAGCAGCTGTTAAGTCTTTACCGGTGATCGCATTAAAAGCCACAGCCACCGAATTAAAACTACGCTCTTGATTTTCGTCAGTCTCGTACTCAGCACCACGCTGTTGCATGATGCCCTTTCCTTGCTCTAGTAGGTCAACTGCTTTCACGACAACACAACCCCATCCTTATCAGCCGTTGCGCCTGTAATATGTTTCTTACCGTGAAATACACGTAGACCTGCACGCTCACAGTTTTGGATGGCCTCTCGAAGCTGGTTGATTGCCACAACCTGCTTACGTGTTAAAGGCTTTGCGATTGCGTCTAGCGCTTCTTTTTCTTCCGGTGTCTGTGTTGCGATTTTATCTGTGTTGCTCATTGGTTAATCTCCTCAAGGAAACGAATGTCGTTAATGTCGATTTTTGCATACAATGGTGCAAAAGTCGCGTCTAGGTTTTTAATCTGACCTGGTGATAGTGCGCTACCATCGAAGACCACGTGCTTAGATGGCGTACCACTCGCATTTGCAACCATTCGAGCTGGAATTCCCCA